GGTAACGGATACAAAATATACAAAGTTAGCCATTTATTCTTCTTCTTAATAGTTGTGGTTGCCAAATGTGTCTGCAATAAGGAACGTGAGTGGTTGTGCCTTTGATGGTCATCCATCCGCCTCGTCTTTTCCAAGCTGAATAACCTGGGTCGTTATACTCCCTTGCAAGTATCACAGAAATTTGGTCTATTTCTTCCCTTGTGTAAACTCGGTTGAGTCTTATCATTCTCTGACAGAAATCACGAGATGTAGGTATCAAATCGCCTCCGCTTATACCTGGAGCTTTCTCGTAAGTGTAACGAGTCACAATCTCTGTTCCGACGTTTGAATTTTCTAAAGTGGTGGTTCCTTCAGGTGTAATTCTGAAACCATCGTCAACAGATTCAATTAAGCCTCTCTGTGCCATGTCGTCAACCTCACGCATTATCTCCTCCACAGGCTTCTGAATGTTGTTTGAGAGCGTTTCTAAGGTGATACCCTCATTAGAGTACAACCACTGCAAAATCATCGCTTGTAGAGCATCTCCGAACTCCAAGGGTACAGACTCAAAATTGTCCGCATCCTCACCGAACTCAGCAAAGACTTTCAAATCTTTGTCATCATCCCAACCGAAAGGATTCTCACAACTTTCACATTTTACTTGTTCACTCATTGCTGTTGTTGCTGACATACCCAACTCGATACGAGCCTCATCTCTGTCAATGATGCCTTTCTCAAATAACTCAACGTAGTCAAGTCCAATCGGTGGCTTGTTCTTAGTTTTAAGCTTGACAGGTGATATGTATTTGAAGATAGAACTTAAGGCTCTATCCATCTGATTCTGTCTTGGCTCTATGTAGGAAGTTTGGAACGCCTCAAACGCTTCTATTAACTCGTTACGCCCTCCAAGTTGCCCCTCTGTCTTGATACCGAAAAGCATCGGAGATGTAACTCTGTGAGCCATCAAAATCTCCTCTTGTACAGTGTTGTTTAAGATGTCAAACTGCTTATCAAAGTCTGAAGGTGCAAGGTTGTTAACGACCGATGGAGTTTCATTCGGATCGTTAAACTGAATGATGATAGACCCAGCGTTATCTGTTCCGCTAAAGTTGTCTTTGAATCTTCTGATGGTCTGCCGAGCTTCTTCAGGTGATGGAATGCCCTTAAACAATTGTAAAAGCGTCTGAGCCGAAAAGCCTGATTTGATTGAGTTAAGATGGAAGTTGGCAATCTCTGTGTCTATCTCTATGTACTTAAGAGCTGATTGGTAAGGAGCTGTTGGATACTCGCCACATCCTGCCTTGTACATCTTGAAATAAAACACTTGCTTAGATTCTCTCGTGTTGGGATTCCAAGCGTAATAATGGTCAGGCTTTACTTTTCTATCGCTCCAATCCTCAGCGTAGAGATAGTGACCATCTAACGAGTGGCGTACATTCTGAAACGGCAGATGATAAATCTCAGCTATTTTAGTTTTTGCTTTGTTCCAAATGATTTCAAGAGCGAAACCATCAAACAACTCTAAATCCTGTGCAATCTTATTTTTTAGGCTGTCAAAGTCCTCGTAAGCGTTAATTGAATCAAGAGCATCGTTTGCCTTTGCTATGTCCTCTGTGTTGTATGCGATAATTTCGGTTTTATCACCGGCTATAAAGTCTGCCTTTTGAGTTACTATTGCCCCGTGCTTTGGTGAGCTGTTAAACAAGTCAATCAACATCTGAGGGTAAGCGTTATCTTGCCCATAAGTCAAGAAGCCTTTTGCTTTGTTCTCCTTGAAAATGGGGATTTTGCTCTCAGCAAAGTTGATCCGTATGAAGTTATTTTCCATCTTTTTTATCTTTTGCAAATATAGAACCCACACCAGCGACTATGAAAGCCCCTGCCTCTGTGAGTGTTGCTTTGTTTATTCCAACTAATATGAGCGAACCTGTCACGAGTAGAACACCCAAAGCCGTTGTTTTCCAATTCTTAAATACTCTATCTATCATTTCCCAAATCTTAACTCTAACAAACTGTCGTTTATCTTCCTCATTCGCTTCAATTCTACTGTTGCACTATCGCACAACTTTTGACTTTCCTCCATCTGCTCTGCCACTTCATCCTCTATTGTTGGTTTATCGGTTGACAATGCCAATATCACAGCGAGTATTCCAAAGGCTAATAGTGCTTTCATATCTTTCCTAATGCTTTGTAGATTTTAATCTCAGTCACCAACGCAGAACACAAGGAGTCCTGAGTTTTTAACATAGCCGACATTTTACGAAGTTCTGTTTCACACTTTACAAGACGCTTCTCACACTGAGCCGTTGCAAGGTTGCTCTGACGTTCTGCTCTGATATACAAGGCAGTAACGACAAAAAGCAAAAGGTAGGTTATAGCCTTCTCGCTGTTCTTGGTGAATTGCTCAAATGTCACGGGGAATCTCATAGTTCTTCGTCGGGGATTGGTGTATATTCTATTCGTTCAAGTTGCTCAAGTTGGTCGTGTATTGCTGAAAATTTAGGGTCGTTCAAAACATTTAGCCCAACTATCCATCTATCGCTTCCGTCTTTGACAAACTTTAAAACAGAGTTGCCGTTGCGGTAGCCGTCTAAAGCGTTGTATTGTTTTGTATTTGGATGTAATACTATCATATTGAAGTAATATAAGAATTAACTGATGTGTAAAAATCATTTTGTTCAGTTGCTAAATCTCCACCAAAAAAACCTATTGAAATAGTACCGTCTGAAAAAGTTCCACCTGTTCCAGATTCTCGCAAAAAATCCATATTACCCGCATTTACAAATGTTCCCGTTTGTGTTGCTTGGCTACTTCCATTATAAAACATTTCTGAATTTGTTGAGTTTATATTTATATGCATAAATGTATCATTAACATCTCCACTTACACTTAAAGCAAGTGTATTGATATCTTTTATACCTCCCCTTCTTAATGTTGAGTTTGTTTGCACATAACCCACATAAGAGTGTTTGTTTATTGTTGCAGCAGTATCTACCCATACGCCAAAAGAACCATTAGGGTTAGACCAATTAACTCCATCAGTGCCTTGATTGTAAGAGGGGTTAAGATAGGAACTTGAGCCATTACCTGTAAATCCTACATCAGTTGTAAATGTAGGAGAACTCACTTTCGTTATTTCGTAATTATTAGGGTCTAACCAATTTATACTGGCAAAATCGCTATCTCCATCAGTTGCAAACACATAAAGCAAATCTAATTTACTCCATACCCCCGCATCTTTTAAATCAACTACTAATTGATTTTGCAATGCTTGTTGTGATGAACTTGGCAGTGTATATCCCTGAGTTGTGGCATAATCCAAAACGGCTTGATAATCCGCATCAATTGAAACGCCAACTTGAGAAAATATTCCTATTGTTGCTCTTATCATTATGCTAAATCACCAATAACGTACCAAGTATCAGTCGCTATCTTTATACAAGTAGCCGCACCATATTGACCGCCTATTCCTAACGCTGAATCTTTAGATAATAAAGTCACTCCCGAACCTGCCGCAATTGTGGTTGTTCCTGCTCCTTTTTGTACTACAATTATTTGTGTTCCCGTACTAAATGCCACACTTGAATTAGGTGGAACAGTCAAAGTGTTAGCAGCCGCATTGTTCATCTCAACCAATTTGTCAGCATCTCCCAAAACCAATGTGTAAGTCGTTCCCGTTTGAGCGTTTAAACTAATTAATTTTGGAGTCTTTGAATCTACTTGAGTTTGAACCGCACTGGTCACCCCGTCCAAATATCCTAATTCGGTAGATGTAACATCACTTACTGCAACCTTACCACTTCCGTCAGAAACCAACGCCCTTGATGCCGTTAAATCTGCATCGTCTATCGTTGTAGCCGCTCCCGTGATAGTCGCTTGTTTGCCGTCTATTTGTGTCTGAATAGCACTTGTTACTCCGCTAACGTATCCGAGTTCAGTAGATGTAACTGATGAAACCTCTATTTTACCCGTTGCTGAGGAAGTAACCGCACGAGATGCAGTCAAGTCTGAACTTGTTATGGTAGTTGCCGCACCTGTAATCGTTGCCTCTTTTCCGTCAATCTGTGTCTGTATTGCAGAAGTTACCCCGTCAAGATATCCGAGTTCTGTGGAAGTAACAGCAGAAACTTCAACCTTACCCGTTGCACTTGATGTTAATGCTCTAGAAGCCGTTAAATCAGTTCCCGTGATGGTTGTCGCTGCCCCTGTGATTGTGTCCTCTTTACCGTCAAGTTCTGACTGCAAATCGGTTTGACTTGATAACGTGCCTGTAATACCTCCCCAAGCAACAGAAGAAGATATTTCAATGTTGCCGCTACCAAGTAAAGAATTGGAGTTTACGGTTTTAATATTAGTTCCACTAACAAGTGTGTCTTGTTTAGCATTCAAGGCGGTCTGAGTAGCAGACGAAACAGGTTTATCTGCGTCTGCTGTGTTGTCGACATTGCCTAAGCCTACGTCACCTTTTACAAGGGAAACAGCACCCGTCTTAGATGCTACGCTTTGAACAGGTGCAAGAGCCTTGATTTGGCTCACGTTTACTTTCTTGGTAGTTGCAACGCTCGTGTCGACTATCGGCAGGACATCAGCGTCATCTACCGATACAATTGCGTCTAATGCACTTATTTTTTTATCAGCCATTATAGTAATATTTTAGAGTTATCTTCTTGAAGTAGGAAGTCACCGCTTTCAAGTAATAAGTAAGCAATTGCTTCAGGTGCTTCAATTTCGTATATTTTCTCATTCAGTTCAACAGTGTATTGAGTCGCTGCCGTTGGATCAAAATCAACCTTTACAATTCCCCTTTCTACTAACTCATTAGCAAGAGCAGGGTCAGTATTGGTGTCAGATGTTTGAGCGTATATTTTGTATTCATACTCACCTGCATCAAGAGTGATTGTCGTTCCCTCTGTGATTTCAAACTTGTTGTATCTGTCAGTGTAGGAAGATGAATCAGTAAGGATGAAGTTGTAAGTGACAGCCGTTAATCTATGCTTTAGCGAGAACAAATAGTAAGGGTTGAGGATAGTTGTTTTCTCCCCAAGAGTTAAGTACCAGAACTTTGTTTCCGCTTTGTTCAGTTGCAACATCTATATATAATTAAGATTTTCCGCATTTTGGCGTAAAAAAAAGAGGCGACC